GATATATACCACCCTAAATATCGATGGCTGCTGCTTCTCAAATGCTGAAATCGATGATCTAAAAGAATTACTGACTGCCCTTCAAACACAACTAGTAACAGAACATCCATGAAATCATCTGAAATACTAACAGCAGTAAAACCACTATTATGGGATGGTAAACAACCTAATCGCGAAATAGAAAAAAGATTTATATGCTATGCCGTAAAAACAGTATGCTATGATAACCCTCTGCTATATGAAAAACAACAAATCATATTAGAACACATCACAACATTACTGGAAGGACACTACGTATTTGAACAATGGTTACGATCAAGAGGAATTAAAAAACCAGATAACAACCCAAAACTGATGAAAACAAGACAAAGGTGGGTCAATGATATGATCAAATATTTCAAATCAAAAGGTGACTAATATGTTATACACACTGGTACTCTACATGATTCTTCAACTAGGCCCAAACGCAGCAATAATGACAACAGCCTACGTTCCTGATATTCCCTCAGAAGAATACTGTGAATACCTTGGTACACTATTCGAGTCAGAACATCGCTGCATACCTTCAAAAAGTCTCAACCTAAACAACATCTAATATGTCCAAAATAATCATATCAACACAAATATATGAAAACTATGCGGCACATGACTGGGATGGTGTCAACCCAAAAGTATGCCCTGAATACTGGAAATCAAAAGGAGGTAATGACTACGCAATACTCAACTTCAAAGGTAATGAGGATGATGCCACCAAACAAGTGATGGCTGTCAGAGAACAAATAGAAACAGACAACTATGCCTACCGTGAACAAATCATCAACTACCAAACCGTAGATGATGACTACATAACAGAATACGAAACATATCAAATGAAATATGACGGTTCTATCAAATACCCAACCAAAGTAATCTCACTATGAACACTATCACAATTCAAATTGATTCAGTTGACTTCGAAAAACAAGACATCTCGCTCACATCAGACCAAGTACTCGTCCTGTACCAACTGAAAAAAGAACAATCAACACGTATCATTGAACTTGAAAAAGAAATCAAACAAAAAGAAACTAACCTCAAATACAAAGACGATAATCTGACAGAAGTCAAAAATGAACTACAACAAGGTCATGCTCTGTTGTCAGCTCTGGGAGTAAAAGAAAAAACAGAAGAAGAGGAAGTATACTACCGTAAACCACTGTCTATCACCACACGCTTAGCCATCTATCTGGCAACAAAATAAAGAAATAAAATGGAACTATACCGTACATCTGAATCATACTACCACCTAAAACTAACCCAAGAAGAAGCTCAAGTTCTATTTGATATAACCCACTATATAGGAGGTATAGCCAAAAACACAGACGGAACAACAGCACCACGAGGACATATACAAAAAATAAAAGAAGAATTCAAATCACAATTTAATTTTGAAACTAAACACGAGTTATCAGGCTCAATATACTTCAAAGTCAATATACTTCAAAGATTAACCATATGAAAATGATCAAGTCACATGAAGCAGTTCTCACCCACCAAACCCGATACAACCTGCAACTAACACCCGCAGAACTTTTCGATCTCAGGTTAATGCTGATCAGCTTACGTGACAGCAACTGTAGCAATATAAAAATGTACTATAGTAATATCATCTCAAACATAATCATAGCAACTGATACAAATGAATGAACAACCAGAAGCCCTGCGGCTGGCTGATCGACTTGACCTATATGCAGCCGGTGATAAGCACCAGCGAGACACAGAAGAAGCCGCCGCTGAACTGCGCCGACTCCATGAAGAAAACGCTAAACTGTTTAAAATATTAAAAGAAAAAATAGAAAAAGAAACTATCGCATACTGGCAAAGACAACATGGATAATAATGATCTATTTGAATACAGCTGGCTTGATTGCTACCTTGCAATTATCCTGACACTGTGTACTGCAATAGCGTTAATATCTGTTCTAAAATATATGCTATGAAACTACCTGAACCAAATTTAATCAACAAGTACCCGACACCGGGGCACTACACCACCGAACAAATGTTGGCATGGGGCAAAGCCTGTGCCGAGGCAGAACGCGAGGAATGCGCGAAAGTGTGCGAAACGCCAATAGACGAAATACAGATTACAGACGATTGCGCGGAAACCGTTTATATGGGAGCAACTGAATGCGCCGCCGCCATCAGAGCAAGGGGAAACACATGACTAAAGATGACATCATCGACATGGCGCAAGAGGCGGGGTTTGTTGAATACGAGCTTGATGACGGGACTACTAACGCTTTTGATATACGTTATCAACGCTTTGCCAACCTTGTTGCCGAGCATGAGCGAGAGGCTTGCGAGATGGCGGTAGAAGACATTGCGCGGAAGTACCAACAAGCACATGAAGTAAGCGCAGAAAATGTTGCAGATGCTTGTGCTTACGCTATCAGAGCAAGGGGAAACACATGACAGGATTTAAATCAAAGCGCCAAGCAGCGCAGGTGCGGGTGGTGGTTGATGATGCACAAGGCTACATCGCAGACTACGAAGCGGCTCTGAAGATTGCATACGAGATCGGTTTTGAAAACGGCAAGAAAGCACAGCGCAAGCCGCTGACATTAAATGCAATGACCGCGCTCGAAGAAAAAGTTTATATGCAAACAACACACAAGGGCAAACCTTCATTTGAGTACGCACAATCGCTTATTCGCGCCGTTGAAGCCGCCCACAACATCAAGGAAAAGACATGACTGACTTAAGACAAGCCGCAACTCTGGCGCTGGATGCGTTGAGAGGTGCTGATGCCATTGACACCGATATGCAAGATGCAATATATACCTTATACGAAGCACTGGAGCAGCCAGAGCAGGAGCCGGTGGGTTCACTGTCTGTGTGGTATCACCTAGGAAGTAAGTCAATGACAAACGTTGACTTTGATTACAACGGCGATTTACCAGAAGGAGACTATGAACTCTACACCACCCCACCCGCAGCACAGCGCACATGGGTAGAGCTGACAGATGAAGACTTAGAATTTTGGACGGAAGAGTTAGGCCAAGGCGAATTAGGCAAAGGCGTTATTCGGGCAGTAGCCAATCATTTGAAGGAGCGCAACACATGACCGCAAAAGAAATATACGAAGGCCTAGTCAAAAGATGTAAAGCACATGTCAAATCAGTAACATCTACTGTATTTGATCCATCAACAGGTATACTTAAAACGTTCGTAGCAGGTAAACTTGTACATACCAAACAAATTAACACTCCTAAAAACCCATGACAAAAGTTTACAGAGTTGAATACAACAAAAACACACTCAGAGGTGTACACGATTCTATGATGAGACATTTAAACCACTGGCAAAAACTAGACGCGCCGGGATACCGTATGCTCAATAGCCATGTATGTGGTGTGACCTCCCTAAAAAAACTGAAGCTATGGTTCCCCGGCAAAATACAAAGACGCATACATAGCAATCATCAACTGAGAATCGTAATTCTTGATGTACCCAAAATAGTCTACAAAGATGAAAACCAAGTAACGTTCAATCGCAAACAAGCCAAAATCATAGGTAAACTAATGCCTGACGGTAAACCTAAATATAAAAAATGAACAATAATCCAATTTACTTCTGTGGTGATGACAACGTAGGTGCATTAGGTAACTCAATCGAAGAAGCCTTTGCCATGTACAAACAACACCTGGATAATGATGTAACAATCAAAGAAATGGTATTCTTCCGAGTAGATCCTAAATCATTCTACTGTTCAACCAAAATCATAATCAACGAATGACAGCTGAAATCATCCCCTTCAAAGTTCCCGGTAAGCCCAAACGAACATGCTCATTCTGCAAACAAGCAGAATCATCAGCCAAAAAACTGTTCAGCAACGAAATGGAAGGAGAAAATCTGAGGTGTATTTGTGAAAAGTGTATAGCAGAATGCTCTAAGAGACTAAATACAGATGAAACAAATAACTGAAATAACAACCACACCCTACCTATGGTCTCTCCGAAGATCATGGATAAACTACCCTTCTGGGTTCTTCCTTACGCTAGATAACAATATGTTGTTCCTGCTGGAAGAAAACCAAGTAGCCCTAATAGGCTACGTCCCCAACTCTTATTTCAAAAACACCAACCAATCAGAAATGCAATTCCAATGAACGTACAATCCCTTGAAATCGTAAAAGTAGCAAATGGTTACACAATTGAATTTTGGCATGACAGCCAAATGCATGTGTATGTCGCTCAAACCCTGTCAGGTTACGGCTCTGAATCAGTCATCGACATCCTGAAAAAAGTCTTTGAAAGCAAACCAGTAAAACTAGCCGATGGCTGGCCTACAGAATAAGCTAGCCGGTACCTAATAGAGAGGGCTACAAGCCTTCAGCCTCAACAATAGCTTTGAGTTCCTCATCAGTAAGATTCTCAGTTCTTGTTGTAACAGTAGACTCAATACGAGCAAGCTTAGGTGCTTCAAACTCTGCCAACATACCGGCATAGCGAGCAGCATCTTCAAAATTATCCTTAGCAAGAGCTGTGTGAACAGCCATTCTAAGTACATCCAAAGAACTCAACTGAGGTAAATCTCCCATGATCTTCTGAAATGCTTTTGCATTCAACTTAAATTCCTCCTGAATCGCAAGATTCAAGAGTCGTGATTGCACACCTTTAAACTGATTCGCTCTGGCAGTTTCAGACGTAATCAACTTGAGGTTTGCAATAGTGTTAGGATGTTTACCACGTTTAGTGGTACCGTCTCCAACAGGACGTGCTCCGTCACCGGCAGCATATGACATAATAATTCCTTAATTTTAAATTTAAAGTCACAACAAAAGTAACTCCTATTAGGTACCGACTAGTTTCTCGTAAACTGGTACCACAACAAACCTATCCTAAAGCATAATATGACACAAACCACAAACCAATCAAACACCATCATCCTCAAAAACGTTGAACTAAACTGGATTAAACTCTCAGAACCTGTTGACAACTACACAGGTGACAAAAAGATCTATGAAGTCCAAGTATCTGTCCCTGAGGCTCGTGAAAGTGAACTCTCTGAAATCCGTAAAACACGCATCAAAGATGGTAAAGCAATCATCAACCTCAGCAAGAATGCTTTCCTGAAGTCAGGCGAAGATGCAGCCAAAGTTCGTGTAGTAGACTCCAACAAACTACCCCTTGATCCTAAAATCATCGGCAATGGATCACTCGGCAACGTAATGATCATGCAGTCCCCATATGAGATCAAGCATCCAAAAACAGGTAAAGTTACCAAGTCCGGTATCTCGTCTATGCTTGTTGCCGTTCAAGTGACCAAGCTGCTCAAGTACGAACCAAAACCAAAAGTTGACTTTGACTCTGCTGATACCTCTGATGTCCACACTGACCACGAAGATTCACAATTCTAAATAAGGAAACAACCCATGATAGCACCCGCTATTGTGGGTTTAAAATTCACATGACAAAACCAATTGTTCACTTTCTCCCTCCTGCTCACTTCTACACATGGAATAACGAATTCACAGAAAAAACATATGACCTTGCCAGAGTGTATGCGCTTGATCATCCTCGTCTAGGTCAAGGCGACATACGCACATCAATCATCCTAAAACATAATGAAGATGGCTCATTCGAAACTCTCAACACACACTATGTCCCAGCAAAAATTGAATCAAGCGATCAAGAACATCACATTAAAGTCGCTGAGAAAACACCTGCATGAGTGTGAGCGTGACTACGTAATCGCCAAAGCTCTGCGTCAGTACTACTGGAACAAAGCTGATGCTTCAAAACCAGTAACAACTGAAATATATTTCAATACCCTCAATAAAAACAACAGAGCATGCAAAGAAATGCTGGTTCATCTAAGAAAACTACGATCAGCCATCAAAGCTGTCAAAGGAATGTAATGACCCGTAAACTTGCGACAATACGCTATATATCATCACTACAACCAATTGAAGGTGCTGATTTTATTGAAGAGGCCCAAATTGATGGTTGGCATGTTGTAGTCAAAAAAGGTGAATTCAAAGTTAATGATCAAGTTGTATACCTAGAAATAGACTCATGGGTTCCCACAGAACTTGCTCCATTCCTCTCCAAAGGCAAAACGCCTCGTACCTTCAACAATGTACCCGGTGAAAGACTAAGAACTATCCGTCTCAAAGGATACATCAGCCAAGGCCTTGCTCTACCATACAAAGACGAATACCTTGAACATGCAGAAAAAATGGATGAATATCTTGGCATCCAACTATACGAAAAACCTGTACCAGCACAACTAGCTGGTATGCCCCGTGGTAACTTCCCGTCGTTCATCCCCAAAACAGACCAAGAGCGTATCCAAAACATTCCTGATCATGTATTTGAAGAATGGAAAAACAATATCTGGGAAATAACTGAAAAGCTTGATGGTTCCTCAATGACCATCTATCTAAACAATGGTGAATTCGGTATCTGCAGTCGTAACCTTGAGCTCAAGCTAGACCAAACAGGTAACACCTTTGTTGACATGGGAAAACAATATGAAAGTGCAATGCGTGAATTGGGGCTTAACATCGCCATACAAGGAGAACTAATTGGGCCGGGTATCCAAGGAAACCAATACGGCCTGCCAAAACATGAATACCGTGTATTTGACATCTTTGATATCAACAACCAAAAGTACTACACACCAGCAGCCAGACACAAAATGTCACTACTGCTAGACCTATTCCATGCACCTATCATCAAAAAAGACGTATCATTCAAAACAGAAACAAAAGAAAGTCTGCTTGCAGTAGCAGAAGGTGACTCCCGTCTAAACACAACAGAGCGTGAGGGTCTGGTATTCAAAAATAATGACAATAACAACTCCTTCAAAGTAATCTCAAATAAATGGCTCCTAAATGAACAATAAAAACGTAAAACAAAGTAAAACTTTCACAATATGGATTGAACTAGATGGCAGCTACGTCTACTTCGAGCATAATGAAGTCGGTGATGACTACGCAGGAGGTATGTGGTTCAAAAACAAAGAACTGATTGACTACGACGGTGTATTTGAACTACACTCAGAACTCATAGAGCTGATGGAAAAAGAAGGATTCAACATGGAATACGCAAAAGATGAGTGACGTAGAAAAATATTGGGATGCTATACGAGCTAAATGGCCCACACCACAACCCTCTTGGCATGAACTTGATCCTCAAAAACAAATAATGATTATACAATCTCTTAACATGCTGATAGCAGTAATGCAATGATAACAACCGTATGGCTAGATCCCGAAACACAGTATGAATTTGTATGTAGATACGAATGGGAAACAGAAGAGTATAATAACCCCGGCTTCAAACCGTATGTTATTTTATACGAAGTATATCTAACAGAAATAAATAACCAAGCACGACACCCAGACATCTACCACTTGCTCTCTGCTGAAACTATCCAACAAATAGAAATAGATATCACAAATGAAGCTTTACAACCTGCCTAGAAAGTCTTTCTTTACCTTGCCAGAACAACCAGAAGAACAATATTTCTTCGACCATATAGACGGTATGTACTCATACTGCCTGAACAAAGAAAAAGAAGTAATACACTTCGGAGCCTCAACAGAAGTAGAACCAGTACAATGATCGGCTACAAACTATTCCGTCAACGCAAAGATGGCTCTCTTGGGCCACTGTTCATCAACCGAAAACAACGTCTAAACCTAAACAAAATATACGAAGCAGAAGAACACCCAACAAAAGGTTACGCATTCCGCCCGGGCTGGCATATCTGCAAAGATAAATCAGCACCACACCTGTCAAAGAAAAATAGAGTGTGGGCAATGGTATGGTTTGACAAATACACCTCCCACTTACGCCCTGAGTCACAAGGAGGACTGTGGTACACAGCCAAACAAATGGAAATCCTATGCCTTACAAAGTAAACTTTGAGTTCAGCAGTGAAGAAGCAGAAGTCGGACTTGACTCTCTCCTTTCTGTCACAGAAACAGGTAGCTTAATTATCTATGGATCAACATCTGTAGGACTAAACACGCAATTCAAAGGTAAAGCACTGTCAAATGCAAAACTAGATGAATGGTACGAATGGTGTGTTCTGAACTACCAAGAATGTGTCGCCATAAGTTATGACGGTAAACAAGGACTTATGATCGGCCCCAGAGCAGATGAATGGCTATTTAACCCGGAGTATTTTGTATTATGAATAAACTAGGTCATCACAAAGACGGTTCAGGAATTCAAAACCACAGTGCAGGTGGTTTGTATCCTTGCATTCAATTCAAACAGGAAACACCTGACGGTATGAAATGGGGTCTTATCACCCCCAAAGACCAAAAAGGAACTCTCTACGAAAGCTATGAAGAAACCATTGATGCAGCAAATACATACAACAAAGGCAAGCTATGATGTTTAAACAAGCAAATACGTACATTGAAGGGGGTTATGCCCGGTGTACTGGATTCGGCACCCGTATCTACGCAATCCTCAAAATCAATACCGACGGTACAATGATCATGAAGCGAGTAGGTGACACTAATCGCGGCACATTCAAATTCCACAAAACAAAGAAAACATTCCTGTTCACAAGCAAAAACCACTTCTGGTACCAACCCGTAGCTCCTGTATGAAACACTTCCCACACAACCAACATGTATACCTCGCAGGAGGTATTGAAGGTCTCACCTATGAACAAGCAACAAGCTGGCGTCTAGAAGCAGAAACTGAACTCAACTCCTTCGATATCGATTGCCTTAATCCATGCCGCAGAGTGTCATTTGTAAGCAGCAAATCAAGGCATGCTGATGCTCGTATCTGGAAAGCTGACCTGCAAGACATTGCCTACTCCTCAGTCATCCTTGCCAACCTAAGCGAACACCTGCCCGGTAAAAAATGGGGTACTGTAGCAGAAGTAGCTCATGCTCACACCAAAAACAAAATCATTATTGTGCTGATGGATGAACACCAATTCCACCATCCATTCATCACCCAATATGCCACAGAAATTCATTACACAATTGATGATGCTGTAGAAGCAGTAAAAGAATATTTCCTGTGATAACCTTTATAGCTATGTGTGCTGCAGTTGTGTTAATACTCTGGCACTACCACAATGATGACGATGATGATTCAGGGTATCAAGGATGACACCTGTAGCAAGCATCATAGCCGTTTATATTCTCTGGTATTACATCTCATTCAAATGATCATAAAAATCTGGACTGGTATCCTTATATTCGGTGCAGTATGCATCACAGCTCAACTATTCAAACGTAAAAAAATACACATCTAAAATGCCCTATATCAACATCGAAAAACGTATTAACATGGCAGAAGGAATCCTGCCAATAAATGCAGGAGAACTCAACTACTGTATCACTCTAACATTAATAGAGTATGTGGCTCTGAAAAAACTGAGCTACCAAACTATAAATGATATCATGGGTGCTCTTGAAGGAGCAAAAGCAGAATTCTACCGCCGAGTAGCTGCTCCTTACGAAGACAATAAAATCACAGAAAATGGAGATGTATATTGTGACCGATTTTTACGACCAACAATTCCTGAAAAAATTCTTCCCTGACAAACCACGGATGTCAACTGAAATGAATAAGCAAATGGAGCGAGATATCAAAACTGAAATTGATCAATACCTTGAAATGCAAGAAATGAATGATGGTATAAGCAAAACCTTAGTAGACACAAACCTAAAGACATTTGCAGCAGCAAATAAACCACGCCTGTCTGATATCCCTCCCGTAGCATTACTGGCTTTAGGTGCTGCAATGTCTGACGGTGAGAAAAAATATGGCAGGTTCAACTGGCGTGAAACAGGAAGTACCTCCAGCGTATTCTACGATGCAATGATGCGTCACCTGCTTGATTGGTTCAACGGTGAAGACTTCGCTCATGACAGCAAAGTACACCACCTAGCTCACGTTATGGCATCCTGCGCTATTCTACTTGACAGTGAACTGCACACCTGTCTCAAAGATGATCGAGGAGACTACGGTACTGTTGTCCGTAAACCCGAAACATGGAAAGAAGTATGAAACCAATGCTGCTTCCCCGAGAACTCCCTGACCTTGACAACCTAAAGTATCCGGTGATCGTATCACCTAAACTTGACGGTATCAGGTGTCTGATGAAAGACGGTGTAGCACTCAGTCGTACTCTCAAACCTATCCCCAACAAGCATATCCAAGCATGGGCTCTTGCCAATGCAAATGAACTACACGGGTTTGATGGTGAGCTAATTGTAGGTGATCCTACCTCAAGCACAGTATACCGAGATACCAATTCCTTTGTCATGTCGCATGATAAAGTAGGTGACTTCGACTACTATGTGTTTGATATGTGGGATCAATACAACACACAGTACGATCTAAGATTGTCAAATATACACACACATGCCCCAGAACTAACTAACTTTGTAATGCTGGGCTTCAAAATATGCAATGATAAATATGACATTCTTGCATTTGAAGAAAAAATACTTGAGCTAGGTTATGAAGGCCTAATCATCCGCAATCCAGGAAGCGAATACAAATATGGTAGATGCACAATCAAAGAAGCTAATGCTTTCAAACTAAAACGCTTTGAAGATGCAGAGGCAATCATAATTGGTTTTGAAGAGGAAATGTACAATGGAAACAATGCAGAAACTAATGAACTCGGCAGAACTAAACGCTCAACTGCTAAGGCTGGCTTATCTGGCAAAAACACTCTCGGAGCGTTCATCTGCAAGACCCCTGACGGTATCGAATTTAAAATTGGTTCGGGATTTGACCAAGCAGATCGAGAGAGTTTCTGGAACAATCAACCAAATTTGCTTGGAGGAATTGTTAAATACAAACACTTCCCTATAGGGGTAAAAGATAAACCACGACATCCTATCTTCTTAGGTTTCCGTGATAAAATAGATATGTAATGGAATTACTCAAAACTGTAAAGAAAAATATTACCGGATCAGACAAACTATTTGACATCTACAAATGTACTGTTGATGAAGTTGATACGTTTGAATCTGCATCCGGCAAACAAATGATAACAGCCAAAACAGAAGGACAAACATTCAAAGGTCTGTACAACAAATGGGTCTATGATTACCTCTGTGAAAATGAAGGAGAAGAATCATTCATCGTGCTGTGGAGAGCACCTAAAGGAGACTCAATGCTGGCATATGTAAGGAGTATCTGGGAAGAACACCTGCAAAACATATACAACGTAGAAGTACCCTTCACAGACAAAGCATATGAAACTCAAAGTACTGATGCTTTCGTCTATATGTGGGTTAATACAGTCACCGACAAAAAATATATAGGCAAACATAAAGGAACCATAGCTGATGGCTATATTTGCAGCTCTCAAGACATGCTGGCAGAATACGCTGCTAATCCGAGTCATTTCCTCAGAACAGTACTAGCCTATGGCTCTGATCAGGAAATGCTGGAGCTAGAAACAATACTACTCCTGCAACTAAGGACAAGTCAATCACCTTTTTACTACAACATGTCCAACAACCTGCGTCTAAACTAGTCGGTACCTAATAGGATCTCCATGCAAAAAGCAACCAAAACAATGATCACCTTAGTTATTGAACTTAACTATTGTCCGGAAGAAGATACACTAAAATTCTTCATTGATGATGCGTTCGATAAACTACTGCATAAGAATGAATCAGTGCAAATCGTATCAATAGACCACCTATATGAGGAACTCCCCTTAAAATGAAAACACAGGCAGACTGGGATACATTCTATATGAGAATGGCCGATCTAATATCCCAACAAAGCTATGCACAAGACAGAAAAGTAGGTGCCCTCATCGTAAAGAACGGTAACATCATTTCGTTCTCTTATAACGGTACTCTACCCGGACAACAAAATTGTACGGTAAATGCCTCAGGCAGAACGCTTGACAGCGTCTTACATGCAGAAACACAGGCTATTGCCAAGGTAGCTCGATCAACTCAGAGTACTGAAGGGGCAACCCTCTACAGCACCCTAAGCCCCTGTATCGAGTGTGCCAAGCTGATAGCACAAACAGGCATATACCGAGTTGTGTACCGAGACGTTTACAAATACACAGAAGGAATTGATTTCCTGAAAAAAGCTGATGTCCTTGTAAATGAACCGGATAACCATAACCGGCTAATATCCCCGGAAACATTAAGAAGTACAGGACTCCTCTGATGACAATTAAAGTTAGAGTTGCAAGCCTCCATGACTGCG